TTTAGTTTCCCGACCCCGATCCTTCTTTTGATTGAGTTGCTGATGCGTTGTAAAGCTCAAAAGCGGCGTTCATCGCGTCCGTCATTGCCGATATTTCAAGGTGGTGGATCATGTTGTTTTCGATCCAAGAATCCACAGCGTTGATGAATGCGCTCCGATCATTGACGACAGAGCGGATCGCGCTATACGGCTCGCTGTGAAGGTAGGCGAATGCGGCTGATTTCCAGACTAAATCCATTGTTCCAGAAAATACCTCGTTGCGTTGCATCCAGCTAATTGTAAGAGCGGTGATCGGTCGCAGGGTGCGTCCGTTCACGATCTTCGGGCCGTCTTCCATTGCTTGAATGCGCAGAATTTCGTCGTCTTTTTCTAGTTTCTCAACTGAAACTCCAAAAATTGCTGCCCTCAGTTCGTTGTCTTTTATTTTTTTCATATAAATTATTTCAAAAATCTGGTCATTTCCTGCTTCGTTTTGTCCGAAGCATTCTCGCTAATTGCGATGCGTTTTCCGTTGTGCTCGATCTCGATCAGTCGCGGAGTGTTGCGGATGATGTCCACAAGCACATCGCGGTTCGCCAATGCGGCGCGGATGTAGCAAAGCGGATTCTCTGGGTCTGTGGCTTCTAGTTCGTCGCCTTCTTTGGTCATCTGGCGGTATACCTGTGAAGCGTCTTGACCTTTCGCGTTCTCGCCTTCAAACCAAAACTCCGTTGATTCTTTGCCGTCTGTTCGCACCAGTCGAGTGACCGGTGGAAAGTTCATCTTGAAGCCCATCGTAGCGAGTGCTACAGCGGCTTTTAAGTTGATCGTGTGAAAGAATTTCTTGTTTGCGTCCATATGTATAAAAAGGCGACTCCCTTTAGCCGGGGAGCCATCGGCATAAGCCAGGGTTGTTAGACGATCTCTGGATACTGCGTTGCGGAGACGGTGATCGTTTTGAATGTTCCAGCACCTGTCTTTTCGGAAACGGAATCGACGATGACTGCACCGCCGGAAACGCCGTAGGACGTTGTATCGTTGGCGAGCGTGAGCACATTGGCGAGTTCGTAAGCCACGCCGCCGTTGATGACGCCATCAAGCGAGATCGTTGCGGACTTGTTGAAGTAGGCCACGGCGACGGTATCGCCGAGGGCGTCCATGACGGTTGCCTTATCGCTCTGAACAGAGCGGGAGAATGAATTGAGAAGAAGACCTGTCTCTTGGAGAAGGCCGAATTCGACGCCTGAGGCGACAGAGCTAGTGATGACGGTTGCTGGCATAGTAATTCGTGAAAATTGTCAACTTGCGAAAAGCGCGGCGTGAACGGTGATCGTTACCGAACGCTCGAAATGCCGTTCATTTGTCGATAGCGAAACTGGGCCGTCTCGAAGGATGCCGAAGACGAAAGCATATTGCGGACGCACGGCGTTCAACTTCGTCTTGAGTCCGGTTATGTCGTGCGAAATACAAAGCACTTGCGACCACAAGTTTTCCATTGCCATTTGATCCATATCGTCCGCTTGAACGATCAAAGCAATATCGACCGAGAACTGGAAAATCGCGGAGTCGATAATGCTCTCGCGCTGGCGAGTGCATTTCACGAAGCAGGCCGGCAATGTCATCGTTCCGAAGTTCTCGGCAGCCGTCACCACAAGTGCGCTCTGCATCTCTTGCTGAAGCGCAAGGACGAAGGTATCTGTCAGCGCCTTTTCAAGCGTCAGCGTGTAAGTCGAGTCCGTTATCATTCGGTTGGTCTTTCTGGCAAGGCCGTGACGTCAATATCTTTCATTGGCTTTGCTATTGTTCCGGTTGGCGGTTGCCATGTTTCAAGATTGCCATCCCATACAACCAAGTTTTCAAGCCATCCGCCCTTTGCATCGAGTATTGCGTAAGTGTCCATTTTAAAAATAGGTAGTTACTATGACGATTCCGTTGGCTCCAGTTCCTCCTGCGCCGGACGAGTATGTTTGACCGCTAGTCCCTGGATACCAACCGCAACACCCACCACCGCCGCCACCGCCGCCGTAGACTCCTCCAGTTCCCCCTGCCCCTCCGTTGCCAGTTGCGTTTCCGGCCCCACCTGCGCCGCCGCCACCGCATATCAAAATAGAATTTAAAGTGTGCCCTACGCCTCCAGCAGCTCCAGCAGTTTGTCCGCCGATGGATTGACCGCCTCCAAGTGGGACTGCGCTGAATGAAGGAAAGCCGTTCCCTCCGATGAACCATGAACCCGAATTGTTTGTTCCTCCTCCGCCGCCACCGCCTCCAGCACCTAAGATGGAACCGCTGGATGCAGATCCGCCAGCAGCCGCCGTTCCTCCACCTCCGGCGTAGCCTCCAATATTAACTGTTCGCCCGTTTGGGCCTCCTCCGGCACCACCAGCAGAGCCAGTTCCTCCCCCTCCGCCCCCAGAGAAAACATATATAATAGTCGTTCCAAAACTCGAATTTCCGCCAGTTGCTCCGTTGTTGCCTTGGGCGTTAGGCCCGTTGACCGGTGCGCCTCCTGTGCCTCCCGCGCCGACCGTTACGGATTCTGTTGATCCGAGAATAGACGCTGGGATTCCAGAGCGATTATATATTCCGCCTCCTGCTCCACCCCCACCGCCGTTTTGTCCAGCATTTACGCGACCAGAACCGCCGCCGCCACCTCCTGCGATAACGAGAACATCAACTGACTTTGCGCCGCTTGGTTTTGTCCATGTCCCTGAGCCTGTGAAAATCTGAACGTCTGTTGTTTTTGCTTTTGCATCGAACGTGCTCCAATCCGTTGAGCTTAGATATCCATTTGTTGCAGCAGTCGCGACCGGCATCGAAATTGTCGGTGTTGTTCCTCCGCTTGAAACGACTGGCGATGTTCCGCTGACTGCCGTTACCTTTCCGCTGAGATCCGCTGAGAGTCCGCTGATCGTTCCGACGGTGAGCGTCGAATTAACCCAAAGCGTGATAGCCGAATTCCAGAGGATCGTTTGGTTGTTTTGTGGCGAAGTGATCAACACGTCGTGCAATTCCTCAAGCTCAAATCCGTTTTGCGGTCGGATGTAAAGTTGCCCATTCCCAGCATTCGCACGTTCGACAACGCCGATGAAAACGATGTGGTCGGGCTGCGTCGGTTTTACTCGCGTGAATGCTCCTGGAGTCGTGTCGAGATAAATGGAGTCTCCTTGGACATAAGGCGAACCTAGCGAAAGCCCGTCGAGAACGCCTTGCGTAATTATGAATCCGTTTTGGTTTGCGCCAATAGATTCAGCCACAAGACCGATAGTTTTGGACGAGCTTGAATCTGCTACGTTTGATGCCCGCTTGACGCTTGCGCGGTTGCCTGTCGCGCCGAAAAGGTAAACAACCTCGCCCTTGTTTAGCGTTGTAGCCTCGGCATTGCGAACGTAGGCCACAAGCATTGACCCCATTTGCAACTGCACGTTTCCGCCCGCGAGTCCGACTTGTGGAGCGCCTTCGGTTGTATTCCAGAACATCTTGCCGATGGCATTAGTTTCGGTTGCCGCCGTGTTGAAATTGAGCGAGTCCGCAGGAACGTCCGCAAGCATCGAGATCGTGCGCGAAGCGGAAAGATCGCCGCCGCCTGTCAGTCCTGTTCCTGCCGTGATCGCCGTGATCTTGAGAGCCTTCGCGTCAAGCGCACCTTGCAAATCTGTCTGATTCGATAGCGTTCCGGTGATGCTTCCCCACGTCACAGAAGACAGCTTTGAGTCGAGAACCGTTTGTAGATCGGTCTGATTTGCAAGCGTGCCGGTGATGCTTCCCCAAGTTACGGAAGACAATTTAGCGTCAAGCGCATTTTGCAGGTCGGTCTGGTTCGAGAGCGTTCCCGCGATGCCGCCCCAGATCGCTGATCCACCGCCACCACCGCCTGTGATCCATTCGGTGTCGTAGTCAGCGTTTGTTTTCTTCGCGAGCACTTGCCCCGTAAACCCGCCCGTGACTACGCCCGGCCCCGCTGGCCCCAATGGCCCCTGTGATCCGGTCGGCCCCGCCGCCCCTGCAATGATTTCGGTGCGTAGAATTGGTTGATTATCGACGTTAGGAACTTCGCGCCCCTCGTCTTCTGGAAAGAAAATGCTCATTTATTTATGTCCTCAAGAGTGAAATCGACACTGACGGCGTCTTGAGAAAGCTCGGCTGACGTAACGCGAAAGCGCCGGCCCCCGATGACAAGCACGTCACCGAGAGAAATGGTCTGAACGAATGCGTCGTAGACCGCCGTGATCGTCATTGATGCGGAGTCCATGAATCCGCCGTCCGCTAGGCTGTTGTCGCGCCGGTATGTTGTGCGGTTCGCGAGAAAATTGCGCTCGCCGAATGTGACCGCAAGCGGCAGATCGTCCAGCATAGCAGCGAGATCGTTAGTAAATATGTCGAGCATTCCCACAAAGTGGGTAATGCGTCAAAACTTGCGCTCGATACGCCGCTGATTCGGATGCGTGAAATCGTGTTTCGGACTGTCGGAAATATGAACCCAACTCTTTCGGAGTGCCGATGCAAGGATGCTTGTCGAGGTGTTGATCGTCACAACCTCGTTGGCGTCTCGGATGTAGGCGCACATATATTCTATCGTTTCAAATTCAGCCATGCCGTGAGCGGCCTTCCCAGCGCAAAGCACGGGCCTTCCGTTTGCGACTTGGTGCGCCGCTGTAATAACATCTCGCGGGTCGATCTTTTTATCCTGGCTGTAGCCGGTCGGAAAACAGAGAACCCATGACCTAAGTTCGGGCGGCGTCACTATCGCGGGAGAGTTGAGCACGATCTGACGGTCTATGTCTTTGCCTTCGGGAAAGAGTCCGTAAACGTAATCACTCCAACCTAGCTCGCTCGCACAAAAGTCTTCGTGCAGATCGGGCCATATTTGAAGGTTTATGATGCGGTGAAATCCGCTGTGGTCGTTTTGTGGGTAGAGCGGCTTGCAGTAATCGACCATCGCGAAAAGGCCGTGGTATTCTGCCATACATTCAAACATTACGTTGTGTCCCTGATCCGCGAAGTGCTTCGCTATCGGCAAGCAACGTGCGATGTCTCCGAGCCTCAAATGGTAAACTATTAGGATATTCAAAACGTGTAATATTGTTCTGCTGATTTTCCTGCCACCCAACCATGGAATCCGAAGGATCGATCCGGCCCCGCTGTGTTTTCTTCAATATAATGCTCCCAAGAGAATGCTGCCGCCACGTCAACCGGCGCGTATTTGATGCCGTTATCACGGAATCCTTGCTCCATCGTGCGGCACAAAAAGACATCCCCTGCCTCGCCCTTCCAGAGTGCCTCGGCCTTTGATGCCATTTTAAGGAATTTCTGGCTCTGGAGCGTGAAACCGGTATTGCCGACGCGATGCCCTACGTTCCAGAACGCAGGCCAAGGCGCACCAATCATATCGTATTCAAGCCATGAATCATCCCACAAGTGCGGGTTGGAAATGAAGCCGTCATGAGTGCAAATGAGCGCGTGCGAAGTGTCGAAATAATCCGCGAAGCGGCCAAGTTCCCAGTGCATAGCCTGTTGATAGTTGCAATCCTCGGCGATATAAACGGCGTCACCAAATCCGCCCAAGCCGCAAAGGTGGTTAAATAGTTTCTCGCTTTGCTCGTGCCTTGATTTCAGTCCTTCAAAGACGATGAGAGTGACGTCTTTATTCATTTCGGGTGGAGTTCCTCAAAGATTGCCTTTGCCCTTGCATACTCAGCCGGATCGTTCCCGCGCTGGTATGTAGCATCGAGTTCACGCTCCTCAAAAAACGGGTGATGATGAACGATAGCAATGTCACGAGCATCAACAATCGCCCCATTTTTCGCGGCACGAAAGGTGAAGTCTGTGTCGCTATATACGTTTCGGAATCGCGGGTTAAATAGTCCATTTTCTTGAAAATATTTACACGTCAGGATCGCCATGCAAAGTAAATCGTCTTTTCTATATCCGTCCGAGATACGAAGAACCTGCGGTTTTGAAATGTCGAGACGCTTTTCGATCATTTCATCCCACCCAGGCGGGCACTCCCAGTCGTCAGATAACTGAATGATAATATCACCAGTCGCTTGCGCGGCTCCGAGATTCCAAGCTCCGACGGAAAAACCACCCTCTTTTTGCGTCACGGATCGAAAGCGTTTCAGAACGTCTGCCTTGTCGTCGTCGTGATCGACCGCAAAGATGTGTTCTACGCGCTCTGGGTGCGTTGCGCGGGAAAGCCATAGCGTCATGCATTGCACGGCCTCCACGGGCCGTCCTCGCGTTGCATGGACTAGCGAGATTTTAGGCTTGTTTGATCCAGCCAGCGTCTCGCGCTCGATCTCTTCGGCGTCTTCGTTGCGTCCAAGAAGTCGAAGCGTCCAAGCGTAGAGTTGATCGCCCTTCCATCCATACCACTCTTTTCGGTGCGTCCATTGTGGAAACTTCGGCGTCGGCACTTCAAGCATTTCTTCCACCACTTTCAACGCATCTTGGTATTTTTTATCATCAAGAAGGATGCTGGCCTCAAGTCCGTAGGCTTCGCGGCGTTTCGGCTCAAGTGCCTTGGCCTTGCGTGCGAGATTGAGCGATGTCTCTCCGCTCGTAATGTTGGCGCAATTTAAAAGAATCTCGTAGCGGTTGACGCCGTCGAGATCGGTCAAGGCTAGTGCCTCCGATCCGTATTTGGCCGCGAGTTCTTTGTTGCCGGCAATGAAATTCTCGTAGTGCAAGTAAAACTTGAAGTGAGAAGTCATGCGGTCTTGGTGCATTAGAATCCGGCGGTTCCGTTCGCTGCTGTTTCTGTGACCTAGCGGCGGTTGGTGTATGATTTCAAGATCGCGCCGCATATAAACCTGCACGTCTTTTGTAGGCTGCGCGTTCTCATGCACCGGACGATGCCACCAAGCCGTCTGGTAACGAAAGAAACGCTCCCTCGGTGCGCGTTTGCCTTGTTCTGGAATAACGTAGTCGGTCAATATCCAATCTTGTTCTGGCGGGCATTCCTCAAGAGCGGCGAGCGTAGGCGCGACCATGTGCGGCTCGATAATGTCGTCGCAGTCAGCCCACATAACCCAACCGTCTTCCCCTGCGAGTTCGTAAGCCTTGGCGAACGCTTTGTTGCGAGCCTCGCCGAAGTTGTCGAGATGCTCCCAATCTGCGACAAGCGGAGAATTGAAATACTCGTCAACGTGACAGCCAAGTTCCCTGGCGATGTCGAGCGTGCGATCCGGTGCGAGTGCTCCAATTGCGCGGACGACAACAATCTCGTCGCATATCTGCTGAAGTGACTTAACGCATCGCTCGATGCGCGGTTCTTCGTTGCCGCAAATTAAGCCTGCGACTAGCTTCTGTTTTTGTTTCATGTTTACTCTTGCAGTATATGTCAACAAAAACAAAAAAGCCACCCCTTTCGAGGTGGCTTTTCCGATGCTACTTGCGGGGAATTTTACACGTATCCGGTCGTGATGCGGATGATGCTGGAACCGTCGATGACTTTCTCGGCGCTGTTCTGACGAACACGGAGGACGTCAGCGCGGCGGGCTTCGTCACGATAGGTTTCGGAGACGAAAGGCACGGGGCTATCGGCGGCCCATACAATCGTGCGTCCGAATCCACCACCAGAGAAGTCACCACCAACCGTGTTGGCGAGTGCCATGTAGGTGTTAGACCAAATGAATCCACCCGAATAAACTTGGCCTTTTTTGGCTGTGTTTTTAGGTGCGCGGCCAACGAGAACGCGGTCAACTCCGACAGCGGCGGCAACTTCGCCTTCGCTGAGGAGACGGCTCTGGTCGGAAGGAACAATGCCGAAGAACTGGTTCTGCACTTTAGCGGAGCGGCGGATGCGCTCGAATACTGGCATGGACATGATCAAGGTGTTCGCAAGAACGCCGTATTTGGCGAGTTCGAGCTTGGCTTGAGCCACATCACCGGGAACGTCGAAGCTGGTGATGTTCGCGTCAGTATATGCTGCGCTGGCGCTGATCGCTGTCAGGCCGTTGGCGGCGAATGCTGCGGAAGCAACACGAGCCTCGTGGCTGACTTGGATCTGGCGCAAGAGCATTCCGGCGATGTTCACTTCGGTGTCGAAAAATCTATCGAGATCGCGACGGTTAGAATCAGGAAGAACTTCCTCAAGACCGTATTCGATAGCGTCGAAAGAGTCGCTTGTGAACCGGCGGCTTGTGCGGGGATATCCAGCACCAGCGGCGATTTTGAGAGCGTCATCGTTAAGAGCTTCGGAGTCGCCGAGGTTCAATTTCAGATATGCGCCAGAGCGAACGTCTGAGGAGAACACGGGCATAACTTCTGTGCCGATGAACAAATTGTTTTTGTTGGAAAGACCTTCAAAAACGGCCTGCGCAATATCAGCGCGGATGGTTGTGTATGAGAGTGCCATAGTAGTGTTAAATTATTGGTTGAACTTAGGAACGTATTCGATGACGTCACCGGAAACGCCGCTGTTGATCGCAACTCCGAGAGTCACGGTCGAAGCGTTGGCGTATGTGCCGACGACAAGCCCGCTCGTAACTGCGAAAACCGTGTTACCGGCTGTTGCGATTGCGGACAGAATGCCGAATTGGGTTGGGAAAAATAGTTTGACAGCGCCTTGAGCACCAGCGGCGACGTCATTCTGGACGACTCCGATAGCATTAGCGCCGGTTGATGCGGCTTGCGCCGCGTTGTCGCCCGAAATATTAACGAGCGTATTCGCTGTGATAGCGGACGCGAAGGCGAAGCTTCGGATACCGTTGTCGTTTTGTGTTGCCATAAATTAGGTAGGATTAAAAGTTGAGTTCGTTGTTGTCGCGGGCTTCGATGTAGGCTTCGCGGTGGTTACGCATTGCAAAGCGGATCGCTTCGGTGCGGCTTCCGAGTTCCTCGGTCTTCTGGGTGATGACTGCTTTGAGGTCGAATTTTTCGACTGCCTTCTCCTCTGCGACAACCGAAGCCTTAACTGGGGCGGCTCCGAAGTTGCTGATGATCGTGTCGAGCTTGGCTTCAAGCTTGGAAATGACGCTGAGTTCAGCGGCCATTTCTTCCTTCATAGGCTCTGCTGCTGGCGCTTCGGCTGGCATTTCCATTTTGCTCTTGTAGTCGCCGAAGGCTGTTTCGAGGGCTGCGAGACGAGAAACGATGTCGGCGATGCTGACCTCGTCCTCCTTTGGTTCGATTTCGATTGTTGCGTCTTCCATTTGTTTGGAAAAACTGTCAACTTGCTTTGCCGTAAAACTGAAAAGACCTGTCGCGTTTGCGGCTGGTGTTTGAACGAGGTCTGCGCTGTATAGTTCGGAGCAACTTGCGAAGGCGAGTCCCTCCACTTCGCGAATCGGGCCTGTGAATGCGATGCTGATTCCGAATGTGTCCGGCAACTTGCTTGAAATCTCTAGGACGTAGTCGCGCATTGGCGATGTTTCAAGCAGGTTGAGATCGCCCAAGAGTTGCTTGCCGACGATGCGGAAATTGTTCACGAATCCGACGATGTCTTTGATCCCTGCACCGTGGTCGAGATTGACCTTTACGCCGCCTTTGTAGCTTTCGGCGCATTCTTTGACTTGCATCAAAGTTGTCTCGTCCACGTAAAGTCCGTGACCTTTAGCTTCGCCGATTGAAATTATTGATACGCCTTCGATGACATCCATGCGAAGGCGCAAATGTCAATTAGTCGTCCATCAATGCCATCGCCGCCTGCGCCATCAAATAAACTTCAAGTTCGTTTTCTTCCTCGCATCCGATGACGTTGAACGTGCTGGAAATAGAAAGACCTGCGCGACTCACTCCCGCATGGTTGCGACTACCGAGCACCATTGTTTTTGCGCTGATCGAAAGCCCTGCCTCGCCAACATTCGAGAAGCAAGACGAACCTACAATTTGAATGCGCGAACCGGCGCACGCTTCGACATTCGCGACCGAGAAGACAAGACGGTTGCCGCGAACCTTGACCGTTACCTTGCGCTCTTCGCGTCCTCTTCCTCCGCCCCCTGGCAGATCGGTCGGAGCAATAGGCGGGACAACTGGAATAAACAGCAAGCCCTGCACGCCGATTGATAACGGCGTTGGGCTTGGCATTAAGCCCTGCGTGGCGATTAGCAGGGAGGCGAGCATGCGCTTAGACCCTCGTTACTACGGTGTTTGTTGTTCCGTCTCCGGTGATCGCTTGCGTGATCGCGCCCGATGTTCTGCTCGTAGGCGTGACGGTGAGCGCATTGGCAATGTCGAGTCCGTGGATTGCGTGAACCTCGGTGATCTCCGTAAGTTCTGGCGCGAGTTCTGTTCTCACATTCGCGGAGGTCAATGTTGACCGGCTCGAAATTGTAGCGTCAATGCGGCCAAGCTCAAGTGCGAGATTAGTTCTTACAGCGTCCGCATTTGTGATTGCGGTTGGTATTGCGGCAAGTTGAGTATCGAGGTTGGCTGTTGCCAAGCCTATCGCAGCTCGCACGTTGGCGGCGGTGAGCACTGCCGTGCCGGTTGTATTGTCTACAGGCACGCCGAACGCCACGCTTGACGCCGATGGAATATATGCAACGCCCGTCAAGGCTCCGCTTGCGTAGACCGTTCCGAAGCGAACGTCTGTGATGGCGGCTTGTCCGAGCGAGTTGTCTGCTGTGAACATATCGACATAAGTCGTCGATCCGTTGAGCGCATATCTAGTTTTTGCAAGCGTTGGCGTTGTAAGTAAAATAAATTTTGGCGTGTTGATCGGAACAAATCCGTTGGACGCATGGATGAATGATCCGCTTGCGCGAACAACAGAGCTTGCGTTCGTGGATATAACTGCATTGGCAACGGTCGATGCGGTATATGTGCCGCCAGATATTGTCAGCGTCGCCGTGCTGGCATTGTTCACGCCTGCTGCGGTTGCGGCCGTGATGCTGCCGGTTATTGTGAGTGAGCCGGTACTAGAATTATTCACACCCACTATCGCGGTGGCGAGGATTGAGCCAGTAATTGCCAGAGTCCCAGTAGACAGATTTAGAGCACCGTTCCCCCCACTTCCAGCGGTTACATTCCCAGTAATAGTTGTATTGCCGACATTGCTGTTTTGCACTCCGCTTGCCGCTCCCCCAGAACCTCCTAATGCGTTGCCGCTAAAATTCAATGATCCTCCTGCACCATTATTTACCCCATGCGCACTTGTTGAAGTTCCCCCAGTGGCATTGCCTGTTACAGTAAGTGTGCCTGTTCCGTTAAAGAAAACAGCAGTTGCTCCTGATACTCCCCCACCAGTCGGATTTCCAACTATGCTTGCAGTTGCTGGTGATGCCGCCGAAAAAACTAAACAAGGAGAAGATGCTGTTGCTGATTTGTTTGTCACGTTTGCCGTCAACGTGACGCCGTTGTTAAGAACGTATGTGCCAGTTCCCGCATTGCTCAACTCGGTGCAAGTCACGTTTGCCGTGATCGTAATGGTGTGACCCGTCGAGGCGCGGGCCTCGTCCGCTGCCCCTGGCACAATGCCCCCGACCCAAGTTGCGCCAGCGTTGAAATTTCCCGTTGCCGCTGAAAGAATGAGTGCCATTTTTTACAGACCCTTCGCGTAAATAAATTCTTGGATACTTGCAGAAATTTGAGTAACGGCGGTTGCTGTCGGAGCGTCTACGCCATCGACGCTACCGAGTGCCATCGAGCGTGCGTAGTCGTTCGCAAGAATGACTTGGCCATTCGCGATCCGCGTAGGAATTAAGCGCATCGCCACGTTCGCATCTTCGCTTGCGTCTGCATTTACGATGCTCGTGATAGCAA